GCATGATTTGCTGCCTCATAAGGAAGAGACAGCGCCCGGTTGCTAGACCTGGCCCCGCATGCGCTGAGCCAAATTGGTCCGAGTAGAGCCGGTTCACTGAGGATGGTCATGGCCGATCAGGCAGCCACGTGGCAAGTGTAGCACGCCCACGCCAGGATAACGCAAGCCGCTTCTGTAACTGAGCGCCTGCATCGCGCCAAAGGTATGCGTAGCAGGCGATCCGCAAGCATTGAGCGTCGCCAGTTACACCTACAGTTACATATGTCGCGCTGTAACTCGGTTACATTCAGTTGCAGCCCAGTTACGCGTAAGTGCTTGATTTCAAAGGAAATGCAACCGTAACTGAAAAAAACTGGAAAGGAAGTAAATATTATAGAGAGAGGAAGAGGGGGAGGGGGTACTACCACTCATTTATGAGTGCTCGCGAAAAGACTCCTGTATGGGGTTATATATCTCAGTTACTCAGTTGCACCTTCTTCTTCTTCTTCTTCTTTTCCTTATAGAATATAGAGAAGAAGAGAAGAGAGGGTGTAACTCAATCTGTAACTTGGCTGTAACTGGCTGTAACCGGCTTTAGCCGACATCCGGCTCACTCTTTGTCACTGCATTCCGTTCCTTTTTTGAGCTGTGAACCCTATACTTCACAGCATCACGACAGGAGCTGCGCAGTGGTCGAATACTTCACTATCCCGGAACTACCCGAGCAACCACGCTTTCGCTGCGACAAGCGCAAAGCAACGCTCAGTGTCGAGTCCTGCGCAGGGATGTGGCGCATCGCCAATGACCGTGGTGCACCGGAACGATTGGACCAGTGCAAGAACTGCGCACTCGGTGCGAAGCATGCTGGGGTCGGTGAGATCTCGCTGTCACCGCTGAGAGGGATGAGCATCTGCGGCAGGTGTCACGCTGGCACCACCCGGCTCATTCGAGGTCATCTCTGTCCCAGTTGCTACAACCGTGAACTCGAATACACCAAAGGGCGCAATGCCCGGGGCACAATCCCTGTCACCCATCCAGTGCTGCACGAGCTGAGCATCCGGTATCAGTGCGGTGAGCTGACGCAGAGCTTGAAGATCAGGGCCGTGAGCAGCGAAGAGCTGGTGATTGCAGCGCTGCGGGATAGCAGCAAACAAGTCACATTCTCATTTAATCGACCGAAGTGTGAACTGCCTCAAGGGGAATTGTTTTGAAAATTGCTGCGAATTCTGTCATCCAAGCGACCGAATCCTCGCCCGCGCGAAAATCGTGCGCGCAAGAGACACAAGTGGTTGGTGCGCAAGACAATTCATGGCGCCTTGAGCCCCACGTCTGCCGGTCCTGCTTCTCCCGCATCGCCAGCAAGCGCGCCGCCAAGCCTGGTGAGCGCATCTTCGAGTGCACCAACTGCGGCCTGAGCGGCCAGGGCCAGAAGGCCAGCGTGGTTTGCAGTTGCGGGATCAAGTTGCGCAAGCACCGCGGTGATGGCCGTAGCGGCGAAGTCCTGGCCGATGCCGGCATCCGCTGCCACGAAAACCAGAAGCGCACGCCGGAATTCCCAAGCCTGTACGCCTGCTCGTTTGGCGGCGCTCAAGCGTCGTCATGACTATTGATCAGGGCGATTCAAAGCTACAGCCCTTGTATTACGTGGCCTGTAGCGATGACGCGATAGTTTAGGGCGCACATAGGGCGCAGATAATCAAATCCGAGTTGCGCCAACCTCATTTATGAGTGGTACACTCGGCGCTCAAATCCCCCACATCGGTATGCGAAAATGAGCAAGGCATTTCAGCCAGGCGACCTGGCCCTGACTCTGGTTTACGACGCGCAGATCCCAGCAGGCAGCCAGGTCGAGCTGGCAATCTTTCTGCCGAAGGGTTCACTGATCGACTACGGGCAGGGCATATCGCGAACGCCCACCGATGGCTGGGTCTGTAAACACCCTGCCGTCCCGAACGGCGTCGCCTATGGCGTCGGCGAGCTGATGCCGCTCCGCGACGACGATCTACCTGCCGAGACCCTGGACACTGCTGCGCCTCGCGAACTGGTCAGCGCTTGAACGGCTGCAGCTGGAAGGCCACGCCTGTCACGCTGATCGACGGCACCGTGGTCGACTGTGACAGCGAAGCCTGGCGCTTCGAGTGCGAGGCCAGGTACATCCTGAACATGCCCAACAAGCCAATCCGCATCGCCACGCTCGAAAACATCGAGAAGAAACGCGGACTGCCTTCGCGCCAGGCGCTGGAAGATAAGATCCTCGAAGTGTGGACTGCTCGACAAGCGAAAGCGTCGTAGCGCATAATTGATCAACGCTGGAATTTCTGAGGAAAGGAAATTGAAACTACTCAAATTGCTTTGGGCGCTACTGGGGGATGATCGGCTGAAGCTGCTTCTTGCGGGCATCTGCTTCAACATCGCGCTCGATCACTTCAAAGCTGGTAACGGCGGTGACGCTGCTCTGTCTCTGGCATTCGCCGTGGTGATCGGCGGCTTCGCCTGGCGCGACATCGGCAAAGACCGGGCGGTGCAGCTGTGAGCCCGCGCATCGCCATGTTTGCCCTGGTTGCTGCTGCTGGGGCCGGTCTGCTCGCCGCCGCACCGCCGACCATCATGCCAACCCGCCGCCGCGACCTCGAAGCCGGCTTCGACTTCAACTCGATCATCGATCTCGAAGGCAAAGACCGCAAACGCGCTGAGCGCAAGGCCCACCTCAAGGCTGCTGGTAGCCGCGCGTTCCAGGGGCACGTATGAGCAGCGTGTTTTCTGGTGAGCCGTACTCGGCAAGAAACCAGATGGCGAGCAGCAGGGCCGCCATCAAGCCCAAGAAGGGCGGTTCACAAGGCTGCGCGCCACTGCTGACCGATGAGCAGATTCTTGAGCTGCGAGCGCTGTACCAGTTCGCTGGGTGGGCGCCTGACGCCCTCATGCTGCGTTTCAAGGTCGACAAGCACATGGTCAAGCGCGTGACAGAGGGTTTTACCCGGTCGCGTCTTGTAGCGACTCTCAAGCACCTTCCTGCGGGAGTGAAACCGCGATGACACTGCAAGTCCTGACATGCGCCGGCCAGTTCCGGCACACGTGGATGAACGTCAAGAACGTCCGCATAGGCCTGGGCCGGGCTCAGGTCTGCACCGATCGCGACGCGCCATACACCAAGCTGCGGTGGCGGCCATGAGAACTTGGCTGGCGTGGCTGCTCATCTACGTGGTGCTCGGCGTCGTGGCGTACCTCGGCGGCTCATTCATGGCCGCCAGCTTCAACATCGGCGGTTGGTACGCTGAGGGTCGTGTCTTCATGGTCATGCTCTGGGCCGTCGGTTCGGGCGTGCTGTCCTACCGTCTCGAAGACGCGGGGCGCATATGAGCCGCGGCTACCGCTGTGTCGGCGGCCCTGCGGATGGGAAACTGCACGCTATGTCGGAGGGTATCGTTAGTTTCAACGTTCCTGAGCTGCCGAGCGATTTCGACTGCCCAGCCTACGCTCGCGCGGACGAGGCGATGCCCGTGCGAATGGCCAAGGTCTACACCTACCGACTGCAAGACCATCCGCGCTACGGCACCGCATGGGTCTGCCAATGATCCAGATCGACGCCTTCGACCCATACTTCTGGATCGCCGTCCCGTCGCCGATTAGGGATGCCCTGGTCGTGCTGGAGATCGATCACTGCGGGTCAGCCATCGTCGAGATCGGCACCATGACGCGTGGCGCCCTGGGCACGTCGCGGGACTATCGTGACGATAGCCTGGTGATGCGCAACGCCCGCCGCTGCATCCTGCACAACAAAACCCGCGCCCTGATCACGCACGATCGCATCCTGCGCGGCCAATCATCCAACCCGCCGGCAAACCCGGCCAAGGAAACCCTATGAGCCTGTTACAGTCCGGCCCGCGCCTCGTTGCGCGCAGCATGGAAACCACCACCAAGTCCGATGTCAGCATCGGCCGCGAAGTCGAGCCAGGCAACGGCAAGAAGATGTTCACCGGTTCCGACGTCGATGTCTTCATCGATGGGACGCGTATCGGCAGGGTGACCCCTGTGGCGCTGGAGCCCTTCGATGCCGCCAAGGCGAACGCCTTTGAACGCATGATCACGTCGATCACGCCGACTGAAGTGCTACGCCCACCATCCCACTGGCCGCCGCGCATCACCCGCCTGTGCCTGTCCGTCCGCCTTGGCATCACCCGCCTGCTGCTGGAGCGCCGCCTGTGAACCCGCTGACCCGCACCATCCCGACCTACCAGAGCAACAAGACCGTCCAGGCGCTGAAGATCGCGCACCTGATCGCCAACCCGCGCGGGATCGAGCTGCACTTCGTTGACCAGCGCTTCGTGCCCGCCCAGGTCGGCGCGGTGTGGGTGACCCACCACAACGTGATGGAGGGCGGCTACCTGCTCTTCGAGGAAGGTGTCGACCTGCCATCGTACATGCCGGCCGCCGCCTTCGAGGCGACCTACGTGCTCGTCGCGGGAGATTCAGAATGAACCTGCTGGTCCTGATTCCGCGCTTCGTCACGCGCGAGATGGCCATGTGGCGCATTGGGCGCTCGTCGCTGTACGATGTGGCGCGCGAGTTGCGACACGTCGGCCCACGCGAGAAATACGACGGCATCGCCACCGTGACGAGCTTCAACCTGTTTGGCCTGACGCTGATGGAGCGGCAGGTTGGCAATGTCCGCCCTTGGATCAACCCCCACGACAAGGTGACACAATGATCGAGATCCCCGGCAACTGGGAACTGGCGAAAGCCATGCCGACCCAGGACCAAATCAAATGGCGCGCCGATGCAGAATGGCGGCTCGCCAATGAGCGTGTCGAGCAGCTGCGCAAGGAGGGCGCCCACGTCAGCATCGCGCCTGGCGCCAATGGCCGGCCGGTGATCACGGTGACGCCGCTGTGATGCTTTCACCTACTGACGCGGCGCGACTTGCTCGCCACATCGTCGAGGATAAGCCGAGCGCGAAGGCGCAAGCATCGTACCGGCGCGGCCGTGTTATCCTGGCGCTGGCATATCGCCAAGCCGCTGCATCGTAAACAGGGCCGCGCATTCCGTGCGGCCCACCATGAGGAAAGGCAATTGAAAAAGGTTCTCATTGCACAAGCCATCTGGCTGTTGCTCGCCGGCTCACTCGTCACGGCAATCGCTTACCCTGAGCAGCCTGGCTTCCTGAGCATCGCATCGGTGCTGATCTGGACGCTGACCGTGCTCCTGCTACTCGCGGTCCTGATGTCCGCCACAACCGTGTCGAGCGCACGCGCTGGCGACAAGACTGCGATCGAGCGCCTGCGCACCTGGGTGAAGGCAAATCCAAAGCGTGGCGTAGCGCGCGCAACACTGAGCTGGATCCAGAGCATCACGCTAGTATTGCTGACAGCCTACTGCGGGCTTGTGGTGGCCGCGTTCCTGCTGCTGATCGGAACCGTGCTGGTCAAGCTTGGACACACAACGCACCGTGAAGAGCTGGCGAAGATCGATACTGCTGCGCAGGCTGCTGACGCATGATCTGGCTCTTCGCGTTCATCCTGCTGGGATCAGGTCAGCCGGGGCTGGCGGTCATCGTCGTAATGCTCGCTCTGATGTTTGACTCCTGATCCTTCATCAGGGCGAGTCGCAAATAAAACCGTTACAAATCAACGACACACAAGCCGCAACATAACTTAGGGCGCCAATAGGGCGCACTGACTGACAAATCGCCACGGAATGGCACCATTGAGACCACCACCATGCAAGCGAACCAACCCGACAAATTAATCGGCATCCTCGGCGACATCTCCATCGTGTCCGGCGGCGGCTTAGCCCGCGTGCTGGTCGATGACCGTACCGTGCTGACGCTGGACGACAGCAACGGCAACCTGGAAGATCTGGCAAACCTGCTGGTGCAGGCGAGCACCCATCCCGTCCTCGAAAACTACCCGAGCAAAAGCCTGGATGAAGACTTCGACCACTTCCTGGCCTACAGCGGCCTGCACGCTGAGTCGGACGACGTGAAGGCCAAGATCAAGATCGCCTACGCTGACCAGTGGGCGCCAAGCGTCATCCCCGTCGTACTGTAACTGCCCCGCTGTAACTGCCGCTGCATCCACTGAGCGGCTATCCCAAGTCGTGATGCCACAATCGCCTATACCAACTCTTTTTTGGAATAGCCGTGGCCGCCAACTCCCGAAACCGCAACCCATCCCGCCCGCAAGACTTCGACGACTTTCCCGATCGCTACGCCGCCGCGCGCGCGCTGTACGAGGGCACGCCGGGCATGACCCTGCGCATGGCTGCCGACAAGACCGGCATGGGCAAGTCGACGCTTGAGCGACGGGCCAACGAGGAAGACTGGAAGAAGTGCTTTGGCAACCTGAAGCCCGGCGAGATGACCGCCGAAGCCCAGGCCGCTGCTGACCTGTTCGGCCGCTTGATGGATGAGTACGGCCCCGAGGTCAGTGCTGAGCAAACTGAGCTGGTCACCCAGCAGGTCGTGCATGAAGTCGCCGTCGACATCCGCGGGCAGATGCTCGACCGTCACCGCCTGGAATGGGCGGCGCCGCGCGCGATGTCGGCCGAAGCCGTCCGCATGCGTGAGTCCGCTCCGGAGAAAGCTTTCGACCGCGCCAAGATGGCCAAGATCACGGCCGAGACGCTGAAGATCATTCAGGACGGCGAACGCAAGGCGCACGGCATCGATGCGGGCGATCTGCCACAGGGCGCCGTGGTGGTGATCGAACGTGGGTGAGGGCGCGCGCAAACTGGCCGGGGCCGACGTCGAGGTTCCGCAGATCAAACTGAGCAAGCTCGTCGACCTGGTCGCGTATGCGCAGAACTCCCGCACGCACAGCCCGGCGCAGATCGATGAGCTGCAGGGCCTGCTGCGCGAGTACGGCTGGACCAACCCCGTATTGATCGATCCCATGGGCATGATCGCTGGGCACGGGCGCTGCCTGGCTGCCGAGGCGATGTATGCCCGCGGCGAACAGATCCGCTTCCCCGGTGGCACGCTGATCCCGCACGGCCTGGTGCCCACGATCGACTGCACTGGCTGGAGCGATGCCCAGCGCAAAGCCTACATCATCGCCGACAACCGATCGGCGCTGTCCGCCGGCTGGGATGACGACGTGCTGCGGGCCGAGCTGCTGGCGCTGCAATCCGTCGACTTCGACCTGGCGCTGACCGCGTTGAGCTATGACGAGCTGGACCGCCTGATGGGCGATGTGCCGCCACTCGACGCAATGCCCGCGCTGCCTGAGGGCGACAAGGACGACTTCGAGCAGATGACGTTCACCCTGCATCACGAGCAAGCCGCCCAGGTACAGGCCGCCATCGCCCTGGCAGCGTCGCTGGGCGCGTTTGACAGCGAGAACAAGAATAGCAACGGCAATGCACTGGCCCGCATCTGCGAGACCTACCTGAGCATTGGCGGCGGCGCTGACGAGAGTCCGATCTGATGGCAAGCGCGAAGGACATCCAAGTCAAGCCGATCAGCAGGGCCGCTGCCGATGCCCTGGTGAAGCGCGTGCACTACAGCGGGAGCGTGGTGCTCAATTCGCAGCTGCACCTGGGCGTCTACTTGGACAACCGCCTCGAAGGCGTGATGCAGTTCGGCCCGCCGCTCGACAAGCGCAAGGTTCAAGGGCTTGTCGCCGACACCACGTGGAACGGGTTCATTGAACTCAACCGCATGGCCTTTTCAGATCGCCTACCACGCAACAGCGAGTCGCGCGCGCTCAGTGTGGCCTTCCGGCTCATGCGCAAGGCGTACCCGCATTTGCGCTGGGTGCTAAGTTTTGCTGACGGTGCGCAGTGTGGTGACGGTACGATCTACCGAGCGTCTGGGTTCGTGCTGACCGGCATCAAGAAGAACCGCACGGCCTGGCGCAACGAGTCCGGCCATGTGGTGAGCCGGGTCACGATGGAAAAGGACAAGCACCAAGTACAGGGCAGGGCCGGGATGGCTGCCTACCGCGAAGCTGGATACGCGCCCATCGAGGGCTTCCAGCTTCGCTACGTTTACTTCCTGGACCGATCGGCGCGCGAGCAGCTGACCGTTCCAGAGATCCCCTTCGCCGAGATCGAGACGGCCGGCGCCGGGATGTACAAAGGCATTTCGCGTGGCAAGCAGGCGATGACCGGGTCCACCGGCACAGCGGCGGGGCAGCACCGACCACCACGCTCCAATCAACCGACGCCGGCTGCTGATCAGCCGGACGTCTTCTGAGATACCACGATGGAAAACACCACGTTCCCCATCTTCATGCTTTTCGACCTGAAGCCCGGCGACTGGATCCGAACTACAGATGGCGAGATCGGCCTGGTACACGACCGCGTCACAAATCCGTCATACGCGAAGGCACGAGTGGAGTTCCCGGGCGAGCGCTACCCGATGCGCATCATGGATTTGAGCACCCAGGTCGAGCACGTCACCGACCGAAAATTCGATCATCATGACCACGCATCAGGGTGAGGCGACTCAAAAAAACGAGTCCACTCAATAACTTACGGTAAGAGTCCACCATCTAGGGCGCGAATAGGGCGCCATACACGTATCCACACAGCGAGTTAACGTGTCTGTACGTTGCCAGCCAGAAATAGTTCCTGCGCCTTGGGGTTGTTTGCTGGGGTGTCGCGTGGTGGTTGGTTCTGCAGAAGTTCAAGGGTATCAGGATGGGGATCATACGGCGCATAAGGCGTTTCGCGGTGTAGCGATACAGTCATTTACGGACACCGTCGGCATTGATCGCTACCGAGATACCAGTCACACCATTTTCGTCGTCGACCGATCGGTGGTATCCCACGACACATGGGAAGGCAACCAGTTACCTCCGCGGGTGTGGAGCGCTGGAGACGTCGTGTTCCTGCCAGCCAAATCTGAGTTAACGTGTAGACCCGAGACGCCATACGACGAAACCATTATCCGGGTACCTGATCGCTTGTTCCAGGAAGCGGCGCGGATCGATATGGATTACGGCGCAATCGACTTCAGCTACAGCCTGATAACCGGCTTCGTCGTCAGCGATATGGTCAGTGTCATCCGCAAGGTGGCCAACGCCAACATCGAAGTCGCGCCGATGCTGATGGAGAACCTGGCCCTGTCCCTGGCCGTATCGACGGCATGCGCGCTGTCACCGAAAATAGCCAAGACGATAGCAACGCTGCGCCACGGGCTGTCGCCATCTCGCAAGAAGCGGGTGCTATCGTACATCGAGGCGAACGTGGGAAGGCAGGTTCTGCTCACCGAGATCGCACACGCTGCTGCGCTGAGCCCATATCACTTTGCGCGATCGTTCCGCGTCACGATGGGCATGTCGCCGATGCGCTACTTGCTGTCACGGCGCATCATTGCCGCCACCATCATGCTCAAGACCACGTTGCCGATGATCACCGTCGCGCTCGACTGCGGCTTCCTGAGCCAAAGCCACTTCTGTACGGCGTTCAAGGAATCGACGGGCAAGACGCCGTCGCACTATCGGAAGACGTGGCGGATGTAGTTCACGCGTCCTCATTCGATTGCCCGCTTATACGTTCCTCATATATGATGTGTGAAACCATCATGAAGCCGCGAAACAACGCGGCGGGGACTTATGACTACCAAGCCTTATCGGCTTCACCTGGGCGACTGTCTTCAATCGATGAGATCTATTCCCGACGCAAGCGTTGATTGCGTCATCTCTGATATTCCCTACGGCATCAGCCTTTCGGATTGGGACGTGCTGCATCAGAACACCAACTCGGCACTACTCGGCGCAAGCCCAGCACAAGCAGGGAAGCCACTGTTTGAAAAACGAGGGAAGCCACTGAACGGTTGGTCAGCCGCAGATAAAAACATCGGTCAAGAATACCAAGACTGGTGCAGTGAGTGGCTAGCCGAGTGCCTGAGGGTGACTAAGGAGGCGTCGCCAATCCTGATAATGTGCGGGAGGCAGTACCAGCACCGATTTACAGTAGCCGCTGAAAATAGTGGCTTTGTGTTCAAGGACTACCTTGTATGGGATAAGGTCACCGCGCCTTTCAGGGCACAGAATGTAGGGAAGGTGCTTGAGAAAAGGGGCCTGGCCTCCAGCGATAACTGGAGGCTTGGCAACCTGGCGCCAATGCATGAGCCGATCGTTTATATGTTCAAGCCGTACAAAGTCGGGTCAACAATCACTGATAGGTTTGTTGAGGATGGTGTCGGCTGCTTTGACGCTGACATATCAACAAGCAATATCATTCGGGTGAATTCCAAGATCAGTGGGCGCGTGCATGAAGCGCAGAAGCCATTAGAACTGATGGAGACGCTGGTTAAACTCGTATCCAAGGAGGGAGCAACCGTCCTGGACTTGTTTATGGGAAGCGGGACTACCGGCGTGGCATGCGTGAACACTGGACGGCGATTCATTGGCATGGAGAAGATGCCTGAATATTTCGACGTGGCGTCTAAGCGTATCGCCGATGCGGAGTTGGTCAATTTCGCAGCAGTGCTGCCGGTGCAGGACTGATTTTTGCCACTTCCTGATTATGCATCAGGGTTATTACCCCGCGCGCGCCGCTGAATAAGCGGCCTAGCGGGGCATGCCAGACGATAGGGCGCACATAGGGCGCGCCAACACCAATAACGAGGTTTGCCATGGCCGAAGTCGCCGCCGCACCCACCAGCAACATCCGCCTCTACCAAGTCGAGTTCACCGACGGCAAGAGCGCGACGTGTCTCGATATGCACGCGATCGAGCAGGCCCAGGCGCTCAAGGACATCCGCGAGCAATTCCAGCCTGGCTACGTGAAGTCGATCACGCCGCAGTGACGATAGTGCTTGCTCATATTTGAGTGGGTCAGGCACAATGAACCATCACCAACAACCGCAGGCAGTGCCTGCATAGGGAAAGGACGTGACTACTACCGTATTGCGATTCACTGGCGGTAAAGCTTCTGGCAAGACAACGGCGCTGCGTGCGTTCGCCGAAGAGCGGGATCTGGTTGGCGTAAAATGCCTGTTTGTATCTGGTGAGTCGACGCTGGCAGGTATTCGCCAGGCCGTGGCGAACGGCGAGTACAAAGCCGTCTTGATCGATGACGTCGAGCGTCCATTGAATGGCTGCCCGATCGATATTGACGGGCTTCTCGGCATTGGCCTGGACCACATCGTGGTCGCATCCATGCGCCATCCTGCCGAAGTGCAGCGTGACGAGCTGCTGGCGGCGCTGGAAGCCGCGTTGGAAGTGCTCGACAACGTGCAAGGGGACATCAACCCGGAGCGCGGCTACGCTGACGAGCTTGAAGCGGACGTATCCTTGGCTGTTGGCACTGCCCGCGCAGCTATCTACGCTGTCAAGGGCGGTGCCCAATGACCCAGACCATGACTGTCTCGATCGATGGTATCGACGTCGAGCTGCCGGTGCTGCCTGGCCGGCGCGTTGCTGCGTGCATCAAGGCTTGCGAAGGTCTCGAAACCGAAAGCCTCGAAGCGTGCCGCGTAAGCCTGAAGCAAATTGATCTTGCTTTTGTGATCGAACAAGGCGCACAGCGTTGCAGCCTGTTAGCAGCGCTGACAGGCCTGGTGCTGTTCACCAAGCCCAAGCCTTTCAACTCCGTGGCGCTGAACCGCGCGCACCAGGCCATCGCCAATGCGACAGGCGGTGCCGCATGAGCCTGCTAACCCTAACCAAAACCGTAATTACCATGGGCGACGGCGACCTGCTGACCGGCATGGCCGTCCACGACAACGCCGTCGGATCGTTCATCTTCATGCGGGTGGCAGAAGCGAAAGCGCCAGGCACGCCGGCTCCTGAGTTCGATGGCAAGTTCGGCGTCGAGGACGCTGATGTGGTCATCATGTTTGCCGACTTGGCTTGCGTCGATCGCGTCATTGCTGACCTGACGCTTCTCCGTGACAAGATGAAATTTGCAGGTGCCAAATGAGCCAGCACAGCCAGGAACCCTGGCGCGTGCGCGAGCTGGTCAAGGGCGGCGTGCAGGTCATCGAGAACGGCGAACCATTCGCCATCGCGATCGTCAGCCTGCCGTCGCTTGACGCTGGCAAGGCGGGCTCCATTCCGATGGAGGGCGTCAACCACATTGCCAACGCAAAGCGCATCGCCGCGTGCGTCAACTCCTGCGCCGGCGTTTCGACCGAGGCCCTGGAGAAAATGCCGGGCTCGTTCGACGACCTGCTGTCGCTGGAGTTTGCCGACGTGGTCAGCCAACGCGACACGCTGCTGGCCGCACTGCGCGCCATCAAGCAGGAGATCTTCTACGGGATCAAAGAGGGCGCTGCCGATCGTATCGACGAGATCGCGGCGACGGCTATCGCGGGAATTTATCGAGGTGCTGTATGAGCGACCATGACCTGCCGACGCCGGAGCAGGGCCCCGTTCGCTGGAACGGCTGCAAACACGTGCGGTCGCTCGATCGCAAAAATCCCAACGGCCATGCCGCGCAACGCAAAGCCAAACGCAAGGCACAGCGCGCGGCCAGGAAGGTGAAACCTTGAACATCGAAGACGCGCAGAAAAAGGCGGACGAGATGATCGCCGCCCTGGGTGAAGGCTGGGTTGCCAGCGTCAAGGAAAACCATGGCTGGTATTGCACCGTGAGCAACGGGGCGTGCGGGGTGACGTTTAGCGAGAATTCGCAGCGCTATGATGCCCGCATCAACGCTGGCATCGCCTTCAACGCATCGAGCGCTTTCCCGCGCATCGCACTGGCATCTGCTGCACAGAAAATGAACGCGCACTTCGCCCGCATATCCGGCGAGCGAGATGCGATCCTAGCTATCGTTTCCGCAACTGCGGAGGTGGAATTTGACTGACAAAAACCGCGCGGCCTTCGAGGCCGAGGTAATCAAACGCTTTCAAGAGTCCGGCTACCTTGAAGTGCAGATCCGTGTCGAGTGCCTGGGCCGGTCGGGCGACGGCTATCAAGACGGCTCGGTCGATGCCTACTGGGACTTCTGGAATGCTGGCCGGTCAAGCGTGGTGGTGGAGCTGCCTTACAACGGTGACCAGCGCAGCGATCACGACAGCGGCGTAGAAGCGTGCCGTGCCGCCATCATCGCCGCTGGCGGGAGCGTGGCGCCATGAGCGACCAACCATTGATCGATGGCCGCTTCAAACAAAACGCCATCGTGGTGCACCTGCTGGACGTGGCCCGCCGCAACGGCTGCGATCTGAACACGCTGGCCTGCATGGAATTCAGCGATGAGGACCGTGTGCAGCTAGCGCAGCTGATCGGCTACAGCCTGGGTGGCTTTAGCAGTCTGAGCTATGTGAGCGACGAGGCTTATGCCCGGGCGGCCAATCAGGATGACCGGCCTGACTATGCCGAGGTTGTCGCGTTGCGCGCGGCCCTGGCCCATGCCCGCCAGGAAGCGATCAACGCCAAGGGTATCGCCGGGATGTGCGTCAAGGCGCTGACCCAGGCCGAAGGCTTCGTATCGGCCACAAACCGCAAGGCATGGGGTAGCGATGAAGGCATAGGCAGCACACTGCCCATAATCCGCGACACCCTGCAGCGCGCCAAAATCTTCGGAAAGGGGAACTCGAAATGAAAGTGATCTCGTACCTCAACGCGGAGCTGGCGCGCGCCGAGCAGCAGGGCGCCCGGTTCCTGGACATTAGCGTCGCGGACCTGAAAGAGTTGCTGCGGGCGGCCGAGTCTGGCCTGTCCGCCGAGCGCGCGGCGCGCCCGATGAAGCACGGCGGCTGGATCAAGCCTGGCGGTCTCAGGTCGGTGCGCAGCGGCCACACGCTGTTCACTCGGGTCAGCCGGCGCCGGTCGGATGAATTCAACACCGAGATCTTCTTCGCCGATGATCTGAAGGTGAAGAATCAGGAATGGTTGGATGCGCAAGCGGCTTCAGCAGACGAGGCTGGGCCGCCAGTCGTGCCGATCGACATAATCCCGGTACCAAATCTTCTGAGCCGATTGGAAGGCATGCCGATCAGTGCTCGGACACTACTGGCGATCGACAGCGAGATCGAACTGATCCGCGTCGCAGCCGCTGCTCGTGGATATGAAGTGGCCAGCATCATTGATGCCGATTTCCCCTGGCTTCAGTGGCAGCGGCTTGGCGAATATCGCAGCATGGTGTCGGCGCGCGTGGAGGTGAAACTGTGAGCAGTCGCGAGCTTTGCATCATGGCGTGCGTGTTCTGCCGGGATAAGCAGTTTCAGGACTGGGCGATCAGAGAGGCAGCTGAGCGAAGCCATCTTGCCTTCGGTGGAAAGCTGCCTGGGAAGGGCGAATCGATGGCGAAAGCATTCATCCTGCACGTATGCGCAGTGTCATCCCGCAACGACCTGGACGTCGACGCCGCCGCTGCCCAACGCTTCCACGAGCTAGTGCGCAAGCCGTTCTTGGAATGGAAGGAAGGGCAGTCATGATTATCTGGAACGGTATGGACCTCATCATGTTGGGGCTGTTCGGCGCTTGTGTCCTCGTGCTGGCGACTGCCTACGCGATGGAAAAGCTCGGCATTCGTCCTAGGAAGCGCAAATGAACATGATGCTCAATCAGGATGATCATAAATAAATGAGTATGCGGGCTGTGGCTTTCAGCGGTCCATGCTCATTTTAGGGCGCAGATAGGGCGCATCAAATAAAATTGCTCCGGTGAATCGCACTGCGGTATCATCGGTGCTTCTTTCCCAAAATCATTAATCAGCAGAGGTAACACCGTGGCGACTCACTTCCGCTCTACCGGCTTCTACGTGGCGATGGCCGCCATCAGCTCCATGCTCGCTCGCACCTTCGAGCCCCTGGTGCGCTTCGTGTCCAGCATCTGCCGCGACATGGCGTGCGGCGTCGAAAAGCTCAAGCGCGAGCTGGCGTACAAGTTCTCCGAAGACAGCCAGGCCGGCGTCGGCGCTGACGCCGGCCTGCGTCGCGAGAGCCATGGCTACCGCCAGACCTCTGCTGACGACACCGGCCACCAGAGCTTCGCACCTGCTGTCTGATTGGCTTCGGCCGCTGTGAAAAAAGCCCGCACCTGTTGCGGGCTTTTTTGTTGCTCAAATTCTTGCACTCGGATTCGCGTGTGTGGCATCATTGGATCTCCAACCAACGCCACAACGAGCACGGACGCTCGTGAGCAAGGATGCTCACCTTTGCACCTGAGCGCATCTTCGCGTTTCCCGACTGACTATCGGCAGGCTGCATCGGACAAGCATCAGGAACTGCGCGGAATGGCTGTACAGCGGGAATCGCGTTCACCATTGGGCATGGGCCTTCAATGTCAGCGGCTACCGATGCCGGGGTTCGAATCCTCCATGATTGACGCAGCTACGGGGACGCCTGGAACTTGATGTTTGTCCGATGTGGATAATGCACCGGACATCCGCAACGCTCTCTACCGGAAGTGAAACAGCATCACGCTGCGGATCAGGCCGGGACACTCCGCCTTCGGGCGCCGGATCAGGGTAACCGGCACGAATTCAGGATCATGAGTGTGATGGCATGCACGCCGGCCTCCAAAGCCGTGCAGACGAAGTTCGAATCTTTGGTGGTCCGCCAAATACACGCTAGTGCTCCCTGTGAGAACGCCGACCGGCTTCTAACCGGAAAGCCAAACATGCCCGCCTCGTGCGGGTTTTTTTGTGCCCGGCGCCAGCCTGACGTCGTGATGCGACACTGGCGGCATGACTACTCACGTGCCGATCACCATGCCTCGACTTGTCCTGCTGACTAAATCCACGGGTGATTTCAAGCACTCGGGCAAGTATTACCTGCTCAATGGCCGCTGGCATAAGCTTCACGCTGACAAGCCGGCGCCGAAAGACGTCCCTGTCGTCCGCTCGATGCCGGAAAACGGCGAAGCGTCGATGACTGCCGAGATGTGGGGCAAGGTCTACGCGCACCCGGACAACACGAACAAGGGCGTGTTCGTCAAGAAACTCGACAAGCTGAAGGCCGCCTACGAGGCCGGCGACGCCCACGCGATTCTCGCCGGCAGTTACCCGAACGACACGACCAACAAAAAGGTCGTCAAGATCGCAAATTACCTGCTGCACCTGCTGGGCAGCGACCACAAGGTCGAGCCAGGCCTGAAGGCCGGCACGCATGCTGCGTTGTCGGCGTCGACGGATGACCATCACGAGCAGGCCAACCAAGCCGCGCAGCAGGCTTCCGATCAGGCTGTCGCAGCTGCTGCTGCGCCTGAGCCAGCACCGGTACCTGAGCCGGTGCAAGCTGACTGGCCGCCGCCGCTGATAAATCCTGAGCCCGCGCCGATCGCCAACGAAGCCGCCGTGACGGGCCTAGCGCTGCCTGCATTCGTCGAGGGCAAGACCACCAAGGGCGTCGTCGAGTATTACGCCGGCGTGGCAAATACCATCCTGGACATGGCCGCCGCTGGCGATGTAGACGGCCTGGCGAAGCTGAAGCACTACGGCGAGAAGCCGAACAGCAAGGGCAAGATCTCTAACACCTGGGCCGGCAAGACGCAGAACAGCAAGATGCTGATTGCGCTGCATGGCGAGGCGATGGAATCCGTTGGTGGCAGTAAGCCGATCGAGGCGCCTGCGCCTGAGCCGGTTGCTGCCGAGCCTGCACCACCATCAATCATGGACCAGTTCAACAGCGCGGTGCTCAACGCTGGCAGTGCGTCCGGCGCAAGCAAGGAAGCGTTCGCCTATCTGCAAGCGAATGGAACCAAACCTGAGACTGTTGGGCACGCCGTCGATATCCTGACGCAGCACGGCTACACCGATCTAGCCAGCGGCTTCCAGGGCGCCAAGGACAAGGCTGCCGAGATCTCTGCTGCGAAGGCCGGCAAACCGATCAAGCCTGAGATCCAGTCAACGCACTGGAGCGACGTAGCTGGAAAGATTGAAGCCGCGCTGGCTGCTGGAGATGTGGCTGAGCTTGAAAAATTCAATTCCATGACCACCGGCATGCAGTCGCCTTCGGCGGTAGAGATCAATCAGTATGCCGTTGCGGCGTTACACAGTCTCACTGGCGCAGCGGTTGCACCGCAAGATACCGGCCCCAAGGAAGGCGACACCAAGGACGGCGCCGACGGCATGCTGGTGCTCAAGGATGGGCACTGGGTCAAGGTTGCAGCGGATGCGCCGGTGCCAGAGGCCGCTGCTCCAACCGGTCTCGACGCGATCACTATTCCGAACTTCAACGGCGGCGGTGAGTGGGATGCCCACTACGCCAAGATCGCTGCCAACCTGCTGGAAAAGGTCAAGGCAGAGGGGCCAGCAGCGTTCAAGGGCGTCGTGGTCAACCATGCCAGCGGGCACATCACCGTCAAGCTGGCCGGCTTCAAGCTGAAAAAGATCAGCGTCAACAGCATGCACGATCGCCAGGTCAAGATGGCGACGTTCATTGCGCAGTTGAAAGACGCTGCCGGCAAGCCGAAGAAAGCCAAACCAGCTCCATCGCCAGCACCGGCGCCGGCCGCTGAATATCAGCCAGCCACGGAAAGCATGGACGGGTGGCACCAGACTGGCCCGCAAGCCGGCTCGAATCCTGGCGGCAAGTACAAGGATGCCGACGGCGTCGAGTGGTACTGCAAATTCCCTGGCAACGATGATGTCGCGAAGTCAGAGGTGCTGGCTGCGAAGCTGTACGCCGCCGCGGGCATCGCCGGCCAGGATGCCAAGCTGATCAGCAAGGATGGCAAGCTCGGCATCGCCAGCAAGTGGACCGAGGTCAGCAAGCTGTCGCCGGCCGCGCTGGCCAAGGCCGATGGCGCTGCCAGTGGCTTCGCCGTCGATGCCTGGCTTGGCAACTGGGATGTCGTTGGCATGGAGTTCGACAACCTGCAGGTCGGGCCGGATGGCAAGGCCGTGCGGATCGATGCCGGCGGCTCGCTGGAGTACCGGGCCCAGGGCGGCAAGAAGGCATTCGGCGATCAGGTGGTCGAGATCGACAGCCTGCGCGATGCCAAGATCAACAAGCAGTCGGCCGCCGTGTTCGGCAAGCTGACGACCGCTGACCTGACCGCCTCGGTATCCAAGGTGCTCGGCGTGTCAGACGCGAAGATCCACGCGATCGTCTACGCGTTCGGCCCGGGCAATGACGCCGACAAGCTGAAGATGATCAACACGCTGATCGCGCGCAAAGCCGACCTGGCGCAAAAATTCCCGAAGGCGAAGAAAGAGAAGAAGACCAAGCCCTTCAAGGCCGAGAAAATCAGCGCGCCGCCGTCGTTCCTGAACTGGGGCGGGTCTGGCAAGTCTGGGCCTTCGAGCAAAGAATTCCTCAACGCTGCGAACGAGCAGGCGGTGCAGTCGATCTTCGCCGCTGCGCAGACCGGCAACCTTGAAGCGGTGCACGGGCTGTCGGCCGCGATCTACAACAAGGAAAGCGGCGAGGTGACCGGCAATGCGCCGGTGCTGGAGCATCCTTCGCAGCACGTGAAGGGCTACGCGCAGCAAGCGATCAACGAGATCAATTACCAGCTGAATCCGCCGAAGCGCTTCCGCTTTGAGGGTGGGCACCCGCTGCACTCGCTGAACAGCGCTTACCCGTCGCACAAAGGCCCGCTGCACTCCGTCGTCTCGAAAGTCGGCAAGTTCATCTTGCTGGGCGAGCCAGGCACCATCAGCCTCGATACGCTGGCGCTGCCGAAGCACACCTACCAGTCAGGCGCGATCAGCACCGCCACGTTCTCGCCGGCCGCCAAGAAGTCGCTGGCTGCGATGCCGGAAACGCAAAAGCAGGCGATCAAGTCGTACACGGGCAGCGGCTACCAGAAGATGAACCACTCGCTGTGGGAAGGTAACCCGTCCGGCGCGGCGAAGTCGGCTGGCGAAGCGCTGCATGCCCTGGGCCACGAGATCACGCCCGGCACCGTCCTGTCGCGTAAGATCAGCGTGGGCGGCCATGACTTGGATCAGATCCTGAAGTCTTCCGGCAAAATCCTGCAAGAGCCTGCTATTATGTCCACCTCGATCCGACCGTCGTCGTGGTCTGGCAATGTCCAGCTCAAGATGCACGTCGGGCCCGGGGTGAAGGGGCTTTGGGTAGGGAAGGGCTCCGTAGGCGGCAACAGCGCCTTGTCAAATCACGCGGGTGAGGATGAATTGATCCTCCCGCCGAATACCCGGCTTCTGATCCTCTCCGTCAAATCGAATGGGGGCCAGGATGCTGATGGCTTCGGCGGTGGCGGCATCAGTCACGTAATTGAGGCAGTAATTCTGCCAACGCAGGCGAGCGCATGACCGACGAACTGAACCATCACAATGATCCGACCGGCCTGGTGCAGTCTGCCAATCAGGCCAACAACGGTCTGCCGTACCTCGGCGAGACCGACGTGGTCGATCGCCTGCTGCGCGAGATGACCGCTGGCGTCCTGGACCGGTTCGACCGGGTAGGGCACGGCCTGCTGACCCCCGGCGATGCTGCTGACGCAGACGGTGCCGAGTGCCAGCGCCTGGGCGCCGCATTCGCTGGCGGTGATCCTGGCTACGCCATCGTGCCTGGCTGGAACACCGGTGGCCTGGCGCAGCGCGTGCGCGGCAAGATGGCCGAGTCCGTCCAGGCTGGCGAGCCCGACGCAGCGGTCCTGGCCCAGGCCTTCGCCGTCTTCGTGCACCACATCTACGACCAGTTGAACATCACCGGCAACGGCGGTACCGAGGCCGAGCTGCAAGACGGCCTTAACGAAAACATCCGATCATTCACCTGGCTGCTGGTGGGGCTCGACTCCAATGAGTGAAGATCTCGCCAAGGCGCACATCTCTGGTTATTCCCGAAAGGACGGCGTGTACGTCAAACCCCACGAGCGCGATGACGGCCCAGCCGCAGCACCTGCGCCAGTTCACCACCATCCGAAGCTGGATGAAAAAGGTGAGCTAGTGCATGTGAAGGCGCCCAGCCATTCTTCGGCGCCGAGCACCTGGCACAACCCTGATGCCGTCGCCACGTTCGTTCCCGGCGGCGACGTCCCGATGTCGCTGCACGGCGTGCCGTTCCATGCTTGGCGCGACCACCCCCAGACGGTAGAGGGCTGGGATTACATCGATGGCGTGGACGATAGCCTTGATGAACCGGCGTTTCACCTTCCGCCTGGCAAAAAAGCCGCGAGCGGCGTTGTCATTGAAGAGCCTGATGGTCGGTGCTGGATTATCGAGCCGACCAACCACTTCGGCGGGTACCATGCGTCCTGGCCCAAAGGTACTGCCGAGCCAGAGCTATCGCTGCAGGCCGGGGCCTGCAAGGAGGCGTTTGAAGAAACTGGCCTGAAGGTCAAGATCATTGGTTTTATTGGTGATTACGCAAGGACGACCAGCGTCGCCAGGATGTACCGAGCCGTTCGGGTGGGCGGAACCCCAACAGATATGGGCTGGGAAACCCAGAGCGTAAGCCTGGTCCCTCGCGGCCTGCTCTACGAGAAACTGAACATGTGGTCGGACTTCGGCATCGCCGAGGCAATTGGGGCAGGCCCTGCACCTGCGATCCCTGAGCCAAAGTCGAAGTGGAAGTAATTTCGAAGGTCTTCGCCCGCGCAGCCGGCCTGAAGACTTATTTCACAGGCGTTCCGTGCAGATCAGGCCATGTCGCCTTGCGCGGAGTCGCAGGTGGACACTGCCTGGCATGTCAGGCGGAAACCTCTCGTAAATTCAGGCAAGAAAACCCGGATAAGATAAAGGCATCGAATAAGAAAAGTTACGTGGCAGGCGGCGAAAAACAGAGGCTTCGCCAAGCGGCGTTGAGAAACGAAAATCTTGATGCCGCAAGAGAAAAAGCTCGACTCCAGTATGCCGAGAACGTCGACAAAAACAGAGCTTGGCGCAACACGAATTACAAGGAGAACAGCGCATCCTACGCCATACGACATCATCGGTATTATCAGGAAAACAGGGCCGAGAACCTTGCTCGCGCAAAGCTGTATCGGGACAGTCACCTAGAAAGCAGACTAGCCAATAACGCCATACGTCGCGCGACTAAGATCCTTGCTACGCCGAGGTGGTTTAGTGAGCTTGATGCGTTCATCTGGCAGGAAGCATTCCACCTTGCGAAGATCCGCACCAAGCTCACGGGAATCCCATGGGCAGTCGATCACATGATCCCACTTCAGGGAAAGTCAGCCTGCGGTTTACATCTCGGCCGCAACTGCCAGGTGATGCCCGCCTGCCTCAACAACCTGAAAAATAACAAGATGATCTTCACGGAGCCCTTCGAGTGGATGGCGCATGTATAGACAGTATTCGCCAAAGTATTCGCCAGCACTGGGCAAGCATCCGAAACTATTCTGATTAATCTATAGCCTCATTGCTCAAATATGAGGTACAGTGCTTCCGTCATCAACAATTGAACGGGTGCTTGACCATGTGGATTTGCCTGAATAACGCGTTTTTCTCTATCGTAGACACCAACATTGCCGGCGATAAACTGCTGGTCCGTGCCCGTCGCAAAGGCGACATCGAGCGCGTCTTCCCTGGCGCCAAGGTCGCCCGGACCCCGGGGCGCGATTATCTCTACCGCGCCCCGGTCAGCCGCGAAGATGTGGCCCTGACGATCGCCGATCAGGTGCGCAACATCACCTACGACAATTTCAAGAATTCGGTTCGTGACGACAAATTGCACACGGCCTATTCCGGCTTCTGGCACATCATGTCGCGCGTTCAAGAGATCCCGCCTTACTCGACCACCCGCCGCACCGGTTCGCTGCTGTGAACGCTGTCACTGGTGTTGTGCACGGCGAGCTGATCGATGACGCATCTGAGTTCTTTGCTCCGATGGCGAGCGACCTGATCGATGGCCTGCTGGGCCAGTACAACGTCGCTCGCAAGAACATCGAAGCCATGGCCGCTGCGGTCAGTGATCCCCAGCATGCCAGCGTGCTGCACTACTTCATCAGCGGCAACGTCGAAGAGCAGCGCTACAGCATCCCGTCGACAGTCGAGACCCTGTTCAAGCTGGACGGCGCCGTGGGCCAGCTGAACGGCGACTTCTGGAATAGGGCTCTGCGCCTGACCGACGTCATCGACTATATGCCGCAGAAGCGCCGGGAAGAGTGGCACGAGCAGATACGGAACCCGCTGGGACGGAAGAAAAACAAGCACAGCCAGGAAGCTGGGCTGCCGGCGCTGCCAGACTTTGAAGAGGACACCGTGCGCGGCACTCTGTCGGGTCTGCTGGCGAGCCGGCACAAGTTCCTGGCCGAGCGTGTCGACGGCATCTTCCGAGCACTGAGCCGGACCCACGTCACCAACCGGCCGGAAGGCTTCAGCAAGCGCATGATCATCGCGGGCGTGCACAGCTATGGCACCTCCGGACAGATCAATGACCTGCGTTGCGTCATTGCCAAATTCATGGGCCGCGACGAGCCGAAGCATGGCGCAACCGATCCAGTCATCAAGGCGGCCGGCCGGCACAACGGCGAGTGGATGGCGATCGATGGCAATTCGCTGCGCATCCGCGTCTACGGCGGCGTGGGCACCGCGCACCTCGAAGTGCACCCCGAGATGTCGTGGCGCCTGAACGCGATCCTTGCCAGCTTGTACCCGGCGGCGATCCCTTCGCAGTTCCGCGAGAAGCCGAAGAGCCGGAAAAAGGTCAAAGACTTCGAGCTGTTCGACAAACCGCTGCCGCACGCGGTGATCGCGATGCTGGCAGAGATGCGCGACGTTACCGTGCGCCGCTTGCCAGAATGGCCTGAGCGATATGACGCAGTGCCGATGGCAAAAGTCTTCGGCTACGGTAACCACGACAAAGCCACCCAGGCCGAAGCCGAGAAAGTGCTGGTGGCGATCGGCGCGGTGAAGGTGAAGCATTATTGGCAGTTCGACTATTACCCTGGCGAAGTGCTCGACCAGATCGTATGCTCGGGCTGCATCCCGGACCACAAGAGCCATCAGTTTTATCCGACACCGGAAGCCGTGGCGCTGGCCGCGATCGAGTTGGCCGACATTCAGCCGGGGCATGTGTGCCTTGAGCCGAGCGCCGGGCAGGGTGGTCTGGCCGACCTGATGCCTAAGGGCCTCACCCAGTGCGTCGAGATCAGCGATCTGCACTGCAAGGTGCTGGAAGCCAAGGGGCACAACGTCCACTGCGCCGACTTCCTCAAACTGCCGGCCAACGGTCCATTCGACCGCATCGTGATGAACCCGCCGTTCAGCGAAGGCCGCTGGCAGGCGCACCTTGAGCACGCCGCCGGTATGCTCAAGGTTGGCGCCAGGCTGGTTGCCATCCTGCCGGACACGGCGCGCAACATGAAGCCGCTGACTGGCTTCGAACACCACTACACGCGCACGTACAAGAACGAGTTTGCTGGCACCGGCATCGGCGTTGTGATCCTGGCGCTGACGCGCATCAATTAAATTTGCTCAAATAAGAGCAGTGCGCGTACACTCCAACTACACAAACATCGCCGGGCATGTCCCGGCCAAGGAAACGGAATTGAGCACTGATAAAACTGCATCGTACAAACTGACCCTCAAGGCCGACTCCGGTTACAAGGGCGAGCAGACCGGGCGTATCTCTCCAGAGCAGTACGGCGCCGCATGCCATATTCTCGGTGGCAACGTTTTGCCGGAAGTCGCTCAGATCGAGTGGCTGCAGAAGGCCAACACCCTGCATCGTCAAGTCGACATTCTCTATGTCGTGGTCGGCTATCAGGTGACCGTCACATGGGACGAAAACCCAATTTCCGAAGCGTTCGAAGGTGAAACGGTTTCTGAAGCCATCAGCAAAGCCATGGCCGGCTTCGACCTCGATGCGCATCCTCCTTTTCAGGCCCGCGATATCCATGGGCATGAGCGCCAGATGAACGCACTGGCTACCCAGCGCGACGAACTGATGGCCGATCTTCAGGAAGCTGCCTCGACCCTGCGCCGGTATGAAACCCTGCACCGGGCCAAAGGTACTGACGAAAGCAACGCCAAGGCAGACGTCAACGCCGGGCTCGCCGCGCGCTTCGAAGCGACAATCGCCAAAGCCAAATAACAGAACCATCCCATCCGGCGATGCCGGGTCACTTAGGGCGCCCCACGGGGCGCACTTCCGAGACTACCGCTATGGAATATCTTGCTCGTGTAAATCCGAAATACTTCGCCGCTATGGCGCTGTTTATGGCAAAGCAGGACGTGCGCCACTACCTGAACGGTATCAGCGTTGAGCCGCACCCGGATGGCGGCGCCATCATCGTCGCAACCGATGGGCATCGCCTGGCAGTGATCCATGATCCTGATGGCTGGTGCTCCAAACAATTCATCGTCGGCGGCATCAAGAGCCCGCTGCTGACTGCATGCAAGCAACGGCCGCGCCTTCTCCCGTGCGAGGGGCCCGCCGCTTTGTGGATTGGTACGCACGGCAGCGTCGTGGCGCGCCTTCCTGCGATGGAAGCTGGTCAGAAAGCCGAACATCAGGAGCCGACGGATCTGTTCGGCGAACTGTGCCTTTACGCATGCAAGACTTCGATCGTTGACGGGAAATTCCCCGACTGGCGCCGGGTCATCAACACTGAGCGAAAAGGCAACAAAGAGCACTTCCCGACGATCAATGCCGGCTACCTGAATGACGTGGCGCTGGCGCAGGAAATCATCCTGGGAAAGAGCAAGCGCATCGCCTATGGCGTCAGCATGGAGTCGTTCGGCGAAACCTGTTCGGTAGTGGTTCGCACCCTGGGCGGCGAGCTGCATGATCGCTTCGTTGCGCTTATCATGCCTATGCGCCAGGACCGGGCGGCTACGGTGATGCCAGCGTTTATTCCGCAGGAAGTCGAGCCGAAGGTCGAGCTGAAAAGCACTCTGAACGATGGCCGTGAGCCAGCCGTGGTTGCCCGCGAGCACGGCTGGAAGATTGGCACCAAGCTGATCGCCGACGAGGGCCATGGGCCTGAGATCATCCAGATCACGGCGCTGGGCGAAGGCCGGCTGCTCGCCAAGTCCATCAGCCGCAACGGGGTTGCCGTTACTGGTGACGAGCACGAATGCAGCTGGACGCTCGACCTGCGCGACTGGAAGGTGCACCTGTGAGCCGCGTCCCGGGCGCGCCGACCCTGTATCGCGTCTATGACACCATCGGGCCGGAAGGGCTGACGCTCGAATGGCAGGAATTTATCGTGGTCGGCGAGACGCCGAAGTGCTGGTATGTGATCCGCGCAGATCGCGAATATCTCACGCGCCACGCGAACTACGCGCCTGAGCTAAAGCGTCACCATAAGCTTGTACTGAAAGAGCAGGGTGGTCGCCGCTACTGCTACACCGATAAGCGCCTTGCGCTGGAATCCTATCGCGTCCGGAAGCACTGGCAAGGCAAGCACGCGAAGATGTCGGCTGCGCGCAGCGAAGCTGGACTGAAAGCAGCCAAGGAGATGCTGGCGAGCAAGGCAGAGATCGTCCTGCCGGTGACAGCCGCAAGCGAATACATCCAGGCATTGAACTGGGAGGAATGCTGATGAGCGAGCCAATTAAAGTGGATCTCGATGCGATCGAGGCGGCGGCGAAAGCTGCTACGCAGGGTGAGTGGCAATACGACGAATTCAGAATGGGCGGTGTTGTACGTGGTGGCCCAGTCCAGCACTGGGTTAACGGCAGCGGTCAGAGCCAAATCGCCATGTCGACGGGTGCAGAGTGGATGGAGCCTGGCGAGCCGGACGCTAACGCCAAGCATATGGCGACGGCCAACCCTGCTGTCGTTCTGGAGCTGGTTCGCCGGCTTCGTGCGATCGAAGGTAAGGTGTCGGTGGACGCCGATGCTTTGCGCCACGTGCTGCAAGCTCTGATCGGCCCTGATCACCATATTCGTGAGTTGCAGGCGTGCCGGCGCCTTCCAGATAGTCCGATCGACAAGCTGATCACTGAATTTAACGCGCAGGCCCAGCCATGAGCCCCGACGAGCACCACATCCTGAAACTGAGCAGCCAGAAGGGGCGGCTCTACTATTTTCAGGGCAACTTCTTCCAGCCGATCGACCTGAAGGGCGCCTCGGTTGGCGAAGTGAAGCGCGGCATTCGCGAGTTCACGCGGGACAACAAGGCATTGATTGTGAGTGATCGAGCTGACCCGGCCTACAGGACACCCATGCAAATGTGCGATGATATGCCCGCCGACGTCGGCAACCACGGGGAGATAAACTGATGGCGATCCAATGGAGCTGCAACAAGCAGCCGAACTTTTACCTTGTCGAAGGGCGAACCGATGATGATCCGCCGGTGCTGCTGTCGAAGACGATCAGCGTTCGCGAATGGGAAACCGCGCCAGACCAACAGGCGCTGTTCCAGAAAACCGTTGCCATGCTCGAACACGGCCTGAGCAACACGCCAGACCCGGTAGTCGAACTGGCCGATCCAGTTCCGGATGTTACGCCGGCCACCGCCTGATAAAGCCCCGCTTCGGCGGGGCTTTGCGTTGTCGTGACCGCACAATGTCACGATGACAGAACTCAAAGTGCGCCTTCCGGCGCCGCACCCAGCCCAAAAGAAAATCCTTGATCGCTCCAGCCGATTCAATGCCGTGTGCATGGGTGAAGGCGGCGGCAAAACCACGCTCGGCATCGAGGTATTGATCGCCTCGAAGCGCGGCGTGCTGTCCAGCACCGTGCCCGTGGGTTGGTTTGCCGCGACGCACGAAGGCCTTGAGGATGCCATCCGCTCTGTGGTCCGGGCCATTGCTCCGCTGATCAAGCGCCGAGTAGGTAACCGCAAGCTGGAGCTGACCACGGGCAACAGCATCTTTTTCTACTCGATGGACGATCGCCCCGAGATCTTCGAGCAGTTCGGCCTGGTGGTGGTGGACGACGCCCGCAAGGTGCCCAACTTCCTCAGTGCCTTCGAGGATGGGCTTACCGACTCGCTGCAGGCGCACAAGGGCGAGGCGTGGTTCCTGTCCGGCGCCTACGGCAAAAATAACGACTTCTATCGCCTATTCCAGCAGGGCATGACCGACTCGGACTGGTCGTGCTGGCAGTTCGATTCCGAGTGCAACCCGTACCTGACCGACGAGATCAAGGCCGAGATGTCCACGGTCACCGATCCTGAATACCGCCAGCGCTTCGGCGCCGAGTTCCTGGAAGTCGCGATCGAGCTGACCAAGGCGCAGCGCGTGATCGGCCCAGACGAAACCTTCCGCCAGTGGTGCGAGCGATTGGCTGCCGAAGGGCTCAAGGTCGACGGACGTGCATTCCAGCTGGCCGACAGGCCAGCGATGGCATGGATCTATGATCAGATCCCCAGCACCGCCGACGAGGCCTTTCGCTACGTACTGGTACTGATGAAGTGTGCCCAGGTGGGCTTCACGATCATGGAGATGCTGGCGGTGATTTACCTCGGCATCAAATTCCAGCCGGCAACCGTCGGCATGTTCCTTCCGGACATGAACCTGGCCGGCCTGAAGTCGGCTGAGCGTTTCATGCCGATCGTGCGCACCATCCCCGACGTGCACCAGCTCATGACGATGGAAGACCCCAACGGAAACGGGCGCAAGACCGGCGAGGGTAACGTGCGGACGCGGCGCATCTCCGACGCCATGTTCGTATTCAGCTGGACGTCCGGCCGATCGACGACGGAGTCGATCCCGATGGACATTCTGTCCTTCGACGAAGTGCAGGAAATGACCCTGGAGCAGCTGGAGAAGACCCGCGAGCGTCTGTCAGCTAGCCCGATCCGTTTCACGCTGATGGGCAGCACCGCTAACTGGCCGGACGTCGACATCCACCACTGGTACAAGAAGGGCAGTAAGCACCGTTTCCACACTGAGTGCCCGCACTGCCTGGCCGCGAAGCCGCTCGACGACTATTTCCCCGAGTGCATCAAGTACGACAAGGATTCGAACCGGCACCGCTACGTCTGCTTCACCTGCGACGGCTGGATCGACGACACCCAGCGAGGCGAGTGGGTTCCTGAAGAGCCTGAGCTTGATCCGCCGATCGACATGGCAATCCCCAAGCGGGACTGGCCACTGCGTATCCGCTCGATCCACTTCCCTCAATTCCTGTCGCCGACCATCTCCGCTGGCGAGATCATCGACGCCTACAACAGCGCCACGGACATGAAGAACTTCTTCAACCGTAAGCTCGGCAAGCCATACCTCGACCCGAGCCAGGTGCCTGTCACCCTGGAGCACATGGCGAACTGCGCCAAGGTTGGCATGGCCGCCGGCATCGTATGGAAGTCCAGGGCAAAGGGCGCCTACATGGGCATCGACCAGATGGGCAACTACAACGTCCACGTGATCAAGGAACGGTTGCCCGATGGGCGCCAGGCCGTGATCCATGTCGAGGAAACCTACAGCGCCGATCCGTTCGCGAGGTCGGCCGAGCTGATGGACATGTTCGGCATCGCTGTGTGCGTTGTCGAGATCAACCCGAACTACAACGACGCGAAGAAATTCGCCAACCAGTTCCCGGGCCGCGTATTTATCTGCAACAGCTTCGGCAGTATGGTCGAGGGCATGATCCAGTGGGGCGACACGCCCAAGCAGAACACGTCAGACCGTCGCACCGATGAAGAGGCCCAGGACCGCTTCACGCTGCGCATGGATCAATACAAGTGCATGCAGGTGAGCATGTCGCGCTTCACGACCGAAGAGCCGTCGTGCATCTTCCCTGACCCGCAGGGGCTCATTCAGGAAGTGATCGACAAGGGTCAGAAGCAATTGGTGGCGGTGCTGCCGCGGGTGTTCCATCACTTTACCAAGACGGCGCTGGTGGCTGAAAAGGACGACGAGACGAACGCCTACAAGCGCTCGGTCAAAAAGGTTGGCATCGACCCTCACTTCAGCTACGCGAACATGCTCTGCGACGTCGCGTGGTCGCGCTCACACGGTACGAGCACGTTCATCCTGCCAGACGCTGTGGGGTTGAACAGGGGCCGCAGGCTTGAGCCTGGAGAGATCCAGGTGCCAGGGACGCTTGGCGCCGTGCTGGAGCAGCTGGAGATTTCACGTGAGGACACGTGCGGGAAGTGTCAGAACAGGGATCCTGCCAACGGCATGTGTTCCGAGGTTCAGATGATCACTCGCGCCAGCGACGCAGGGTGCTGGGCGTATATTGCGAAGGGTTAATTCCAGCTGGTGAATTCGGGGGTTTTCTCGAACTTCACCGTGTCGAGTACGACATCCGGCTGTGCCGACCCGTACACATTTGGCTGTGCAGCGTCGGTCCAAAGGACTACTTCCCCTTCGCCCTTCACCCAGCAGGCATGCTTCGCCTTGGACCCGGACACGTAGGCGACCCGTCCGGCGTTGGCTTCGCACTTCGGGTCGAGTTTATCGGTGAGCTGGATCATCATCAGGCGCCCATCGTCATACTTGCCGACGGCTGCAGCGATGATCTTGGGCGGCGGGCTGACTTCCGCGAACTTCGAGTTGTGCAGCGTGGTTTCGCGCATGCTGCCATCGTCGTAGCTCTTGACGCGCATGCGGATGTTGCCATCGAGCCCCGCCATCCAGCAGCCGCTGCCGTATGGGATCAGTCCGCCCTTGGCCGTCTCGATGCTGGCGATCACTAGGTTGACCGACTTCCCCGGCATCTCGCATTCCGCGATCCGGGGCTTGTCCATGGTCAGCTCGAAAACGGCGCTTCCGCCAACGAGCGGCACCCGGGCAACCGAGAACGGGTCTGCCTGGGCAGCGGAGCCAAACGACAATGCGGCGAGCAGGATGAGGGGGCTGATGCTTTTCATGGAGGTATTCCTATCGGGTTGAGACTCCGCTGTCGAGCGGACGTTTGGTCGCTGGCTTTTCTTCTGGTTGCCGCTGTGGACAGACTTCGGGCCAGGATTGGCGGCGGCGCTGGGCCGCCCGGGTGCTTGTCATTTTACGCAATTTTGATCCTAAAGCCTGGCAAGGCCCGGCGGTGGCGGTGGGGTTATTCGGCGGCCTGGGCGAGCGCTGGCTGTTCGTCTTCCACCGGTGGCTTGTAGCCGAGCAGTTCGCACAGATCGCGCACAACCTTGGCGAGCATGAGGGTCTGAACTGACGCTTCCTGCTTCCACAGGTAGACCATGTCGTCGCCTTCCTCGGTCTGGATCTCGACGCCGATATCGATCTGTTTGAACAGGAAGTCAGCGGTCAGCTTGAACTCGATTTCATTGGAGATCAGGCCTAGGGCATTGATCGTGAAGCCGGCCTTGATGCGGTCGAGAATGCCTTCGCTGGCCGTTTCCAGATCGGTGAGCTTGTAGCTGACGGACTGGCCCTGCTTGGTCAGGCTGACCTGTTCGCCAAGGGCGAAGCCTTCTGCCTCGAACGCTGCTGCGTCGCCGTTGAGGTGGTTCGTCAGGCGAGTG